CGCCGACGATGTACTTGTTGATCGAGCGGTAGCCGCCGATCTTGCGCGGCAGGCCGCGCTGAAAGCGCACCCACAGCCCGTCGACGTACTGGTCGCCCTCGAAACGTGTCCCGTCCCGCTTGATGCCGGGCAGCGACTTTATCTGGACGATGTTCTCGGGCACTTAGAACGTGCCCCCGTTTACGGTGCCGGAAGGCGCGACGCCGAGGGCTGTCCACGCGTCATTGGTCGTGGCGGCGGTGAACACGGCGATGCCGACAGTCGTGCCGCCCAAATTGATACGCGCTCCGCTGGCCGTCGTGGAGCCGGTGCCGCCGTCGGCGACAGCAATAGGCGTGGCGATGCCGCCCGTCTCGGCGTCCACCACCTCACTGCCGTCGCAGTACAGGATGGCGCGGGATCCGCGCGCCACGAGGACGCCGGGCGTCTGCGCGCTGGTGCGGACGCGCAGGGTGTAGGAGCCGCCTGTGGTGTTGTTGGACACCCAATACTGCTGCGTGGTGTTCGGCACGACGATCTCGACGTTGCCGGCCAGCGCGCCAGTGAACTGGTAGGCGATGCGGTTCAACTCGGCGCCGGCCAGTGTGTAGTTGCCGCTCGCGCCGGCGAGGTTGATACTCGTGAAGTCGAACGCGAATACGGCGCTCTGCCCGAGGCCCAGCGTGTACCAGCTCGTGCCGTCCGTCACGATTGTGGCGCTGTCGCCCTGCGACAGCGTCAACGAAACCGCGCCGTTGATCGTGTCGAGGCCCTGCGGGGCGATTACGAGGTCGCCACTGCCGCCATTGCGAATGGCGAGGAACCAGTTGTTGCCGGCGCTGGATGTCGTGGGCAGCGTCAGTGTGCCGACGCCACCCGTCCACACGAGCGTCTTGGCGCGGTCGGGGCCGCCCGACGTGTAGTTGCTGTTGAAAAGCGTGACGGGCGACGACTGCGACAGCGTCGAGCCGGTCACCGTCAGGCCGTAGCCGGCCAACGCGGAGGGCTGCACTGTCGCAGTCGAGGCGCCGTAACGGAACACGCGCCACGTGCCTGCGGCGGTCGTGGTGGCGGCGAGGTACAACTGCCACTGCGTCCCGGCGGTAACCGTCGCCAGCGTGTTGCCGGCAAAGTCCTTCACGAAGAAGCTGAAGGTGGCGTCGATGTTGTTGAACAGTATCGTCTGCCCGGCGCCCGTGAGCGTGGCGTCCGGCATCACGATGCTGCGGCCGCTGGCGTCCGGTGTCACGTCGATGATGCGCGCCGCCGGGTCGAGGTTGCCGGAACTCTCCAGCGGCCACTCGAGGGGCGTGTCGACCGTGAGCGCGATCGAGAGGTAGGACACGTCCGAGGGGAAAATCGTAGTGCCACCGAAAACGGATGTGTAGCTCACTTATGCCTCCTTGCGCACTGCTGCGCGGTCGAAGATTTTCGCCAAATCTTCACCGTTGAGCATCGCGGCAGCGCGGTCGTAGAACTGCTGCCACGTGCCGATGCGCTCGTCATTCTTCAGGAACGGCGTGGCCTCAAGCAGGGTGCCGTACAGGATAAGCTGCGGCGCGTACTCCGTCAGCCAGTTTGTCTGGATGGTGTCGTCGAGCAGTGGCGGCAACTCGTAATACATGATCTCGATGGGGTTCGCCTGCGCCGGCGTGGGCGCCAGCAGCCAGTTGTCGTAATTGTAGTCGGCGTAGAAGCGCGGCGTGTCCGTCTGGCTCTCGTTGGGCCAGTACGTGCGGCAATACTCGTAGTCGCGGCCGAACAGAATGGTGCGGTTGGCCAGCGACGCGCCAGTGCCGATGTTGATCGAGATGGTGTCGCGCCAGCGGTCTGGCTTGGCGTACACGGACTGGCCGACCGTCAGCGTGTCGGACACGACGGCGATGAAACCTTGCACCTTTAGCTCGCGCGCGATGCGGCGCTCGGCGAGGTTGATCAGCCGGGGGATTTGCTCGTATACGACGGCGTCAGCCGCGTACGATGAGCCGCGCTCAAGGTAGCGGCGGACATCATCCTTGAGCGTCTCGAAGGTCATCGTCGTGGCCATGGCGCACCTTATATCACTTTTGGGGCAGTTTACCAGTCTAGGTCTGCGCCGGACAGTCCCGCTCGCAGAGGCAGACCCACCGGCTGTTGTGCATCTCAATTGCCGCTACCGTCTCCGCCGTGTCCCTCGCGGTGTCGTAGCCGAGCGGCCGGGCAATCGCGCAGTAGCTATTGACGGGCGCGGTCGAAACGGTTGCGCAGCCGCTCATCGCGCAGAGGGTCAGGCACAGCGACAGCCGCCTCGCCCAGTTCGATCTGGCGCTGTAGGGCATCTTCCGCTTCCTTTAGGGCTTCCTGCCGTCCCTGCTGCTTCCATCGCTCTTGATCGAAATAGGCAAACGCCCGTTCGATAAGCGACAGCAGGGACGACAGAAACTTAATCACTTGGCTTTTTCTACCAAGACGACGGCGACCAGACCAGCAACAGCGGCGATGGCCGCCGACGCGGCACTGTACAGTTCGCCAGAGACGCCGAGCGCCAGCGCCAGACCGGACAGGCCAGCGTAGGTCGATGGCTCTTTGAGCCGGGATAGAACGAAGTTCACGATGGACATATTCAAGTTCCTTTCGGGTATTGCTTCCAAGGCAGTTCCCAGTGCGGGCCATCCTTGAAAGTTCGCCAGTCACCGCCCCAAGTGAGCGGGACGCCTTCAGCCGCCGCAGCGGCCTTTATGATCTTGGCCAGACGATGATATAGCGGCCAGTCCCACGATACGCCATCGCCCACCATTGGCGCAAGATCGACGGCGTGGCCGGTCAGGTGGCGGCTGTTCAGCGTCTTGGTGGCACCGTTCTTCATCAGCACCTGTTGCCGCGCCAGCGTCCGCCGCCCCTCCAATACCGTGAAGTCAAGATCGGACATCGCCGCTGCGCGCTTGACGACGCGCACCAGATCAGGGTGAACATCCTGCAAGCGCGATAGCGAGCGTGGGCCGAGAACGATGCTCATGCGCTATTCCTTCTGCCGCAGGAACGTCAGGAAATCCGCCGCCATCTCGACGTTATCGAACGCCTGTATCAGCGGGCGCTGGCCGACACGCGGCGTTACGATTGTCACGACAGACTGTCCATCACGTTGCTCCGTGAACTGGCCTTTGAGGGCGTAATCGTCGGCGTCCTTATACCCTCTTGCCCGCACAAGGCAAGCGCGGCGACCGCCGGGTAGTTCAACGTTGCCAGTTGCGAACGTGTGGATGTGAAACGCGGCGTAGATGTCGGCGTGTTCGTCCATCATCGCCGCGCGCTTCAGGCCATGCAGTTCGTTGTAGATTGACGAGCCTTTGAAGTTGTGCCGCGCCCAAACCGTAGCATCCGCGCCGTCGGGTGACACCAGCTTCAGCTTGGCGTCCCAGTCGCGCATCAGGATGCGGTTGGTGTTCAGCCCCTCAAAGATTCTTTTTCCGGTGTTCCAGGTGTCGTGGTTGCCGAGCAGCCAGATCAGCCACCGAACACCAAGGTCTTTGAGCAGCCACTCGACAAGTTCCCAGCCTTCGGATACTGTAGCCGACTGCTCGCCATAGAGGCGTTCAAGCCGCCCAACCCAGTTGTTGATGCTATCGCCGCCGTTCGCCCCGTACATCCCTTCGGTCTCGGCGCAGATGCGGGCGTGCCGCTCGACGCTTTCGAGGTCGCAAAACGGATCGTCAAGGTGCGGATCGCCGAACCAGCAGATGCCGTATGGCCCTGAGATCGGCACTCGCACGTTCTGCCATGACGCCGCACGGGCATGGATGATGCGCAAGTTATTGCGCGCTTTCATCGTCGCCAGCCGCTCGCCAAACGGTAAGTCCGACGGCGGCAGAGGCTCGGCAACTGTCGCCTGATGCGCCAAACTGGCAGTCACAAAGTCAGCGCCAAAAGTGCGCTTGAGAGCCTTTTGGATTGCGCTGCGCGTACAGTTCAGCTTGTCAGCAGTGGCCTGCTGATTGCGACCGCAAGCCTCCCACACGGCGATCCGCTCGGCGTCGATAGCCGCGAGATCAGTGTGTTGATTTGACATTTCAGTTCATCTTTACGATGATGCCGATTAGTAACATGATGATGGCCCCGGTCGCGGTTAGACCGACACCTTCCAAACGTTTCAGCCTAGCGCACAGACCGTCATAGCGCAGCGCACACACTTCCTCATGGGTCTGCAATCGCGCTTTCGTTTCGTCGATTTCGGCCATGATGTACTCCACTACTTTGGGTTATTTGCGCGCTGTTGCGCCAGCACGTTTTGCTGCGCAATCGGCGATAAGACGTAATAGCCTGGCGGCTTGGAGGCGACGCCGCTGGCGCTTGCAAGCGCCCGTTGCGCTTGGGCGCGTGTCATCTGGTTTGCGATTTCTCTGGCCCCCGCGCCAGTAAGTTGCGCTCCGCCAACAGCCGCCGCCGCGGTAGGTGATAAAGTAGCCAGCCCGCCATACCCAGCACCATAAACAGGTAGCTGTGAACCGAACAAACGCGAACTAGGCGCTATCTTGCCTAACGCCATCAAACCTTCTTGCGTTATAGTACCCTTGGCAACTTTCTTAATAAGTTCCTGCGTAGACTTATCAAATCTTGATAGCTTGCGTTCATTGCCCGCTATCTTGGTAAACTCTGACCGCAACACCGACGCGAATTGTCTAGGGTTTTCTAATTTTTGTGATTCGTCGGTTGCCTTTTTAAACGCGTTT